GCACCTGTCAGTGGCTTTGGCGGCCAGAGATCTCTGGCGATCCAAGTACTGCGCGCGTCGTTCAAAAACAAAGCGCATTGCCTCCTTATAGGAGACATCTCGCAGGACGACACGTGTAACGAGAGTTCGACCGTCTGCTTCGACAAACTCTGAGATTGTCCAAGTGCAGCTAGTGGCCATGGAGATGGGTTTGGTGGTGTCCAATCGATCCTGCCCTGGTACGCGGAATTCCTCCTTAACAGTAGGGCGGATCCATAAATGAATCCGCCTCCATACTGCATCAGGGGCAGTCATAGCGAGACTAGCTCCTAGATTTTCAGTATTGCTGGTAATGACTACGTCAGTGGGGCGACAAATAATCTTGCCTTTGTCCGACACGTCCGCCGCTTCAACAGGAAAAGGATTATTATTTACAAGCCGCTGTATGAACTCGCAATGGTTCTCTGCATTTGGCTTCAGTAATACGGCGTCCGGGTCGTCTAGACACACACACGTGGTGTGAGCTCCTAGTCCAGTTTGGAAGTTAGCTCCTGACTGGTAGGAATACACACTATTCTCGTCCCGCCCTTCCTTAAAGGCGACTGATCGTGCGTAAGCCTGCGCGACCATTGTCTTTCCCGTCCCAGGAGGTCCCCAGAATAGAACACAGAATGGAGCTGGTCTTTGGGCATACCGATTTATGTTCGCAAGCGTCTCCGCTCTGAGCGCATTTAAGCGCGCCATGACGGAACCGAACGAGCTCTTCATCGTGGGCGATATTAGTGGCTCGAGCTTCTTACCGTCCGCAATGTGTGCCTCAACTGCTTCTAAGAAGTCATTCGGACACATGTGGACACGAAAAGCGTCTGGGATCTCGTCTTTCTGCACGAGCTCCTGAAGAGTCTTGAGATTCACTGGAACCGCAGTAATGGTGTCCTTGAACTCCAAAACTCCTCGTGAGTGTCGTACCCATCTGACGGCATCTACTCCAAACAGCGGGTTAAGAGAACGCTGGTCTATGCATGCCTGTATGCGCCGACCTAATTCGGCCACACATTCAGACAACCATTGGGCTAGCTTAGTGGTTCCCTCCTTCAGGCCAGCAAACTTAATATGTCTGCACACATCAAGGAAGCTGGGAATGAGGGCTTCGTAGACTTCACCGAAGAAAGTGCGAATTGCGGAGAAGAATCCTAATCCGGCAATTTGCGCTACCCAGGTGTTTTCCTCGTCGCCCTGTCGAAAAGGGACCTGCTTTAACCGCTCAAACATTGAAATTGCTATAGAGCGAGCAATGGGATCATTGTTTAGGGTCTGGAGCAGTGCCAAGTAGAACGATGTGTTAGACTCGGCTGCTGCCATGGCCGCTATACCAAGGGCTGCATTCAGCACTTGTTGCCAAAGGCCATCAGACTCACGTATCGTCTGAGAGGCAGCTTCCAAAGCGCCCTTCATTGCCTCATAACCGGCCGATCTAAAATAGTCGGAGGGAATAGCAGAAAACAAACCATTTCCTGTTTCCCTTCCGATGCCGTTCCAGAAACTTGGCGTTAGGGGCCGTAAGGCTGCAGAGCTGATTTGACTAACGGAAGACAGCAGAGACGGTAGAGCTGAGGTGAATCCTGCGTGAATTCCCTCTGCTGCTCCTTCTCCAAGTCTACGGCCTACATCGTGAGTGATGGGATCATTGAGCGCTGTGGCTGCGTCCTTAGAGAACTGGCCACCCTCACGGATGGCTAAACAGCATAGCGCCTTATCCCACATCTTCTCGGG